TGTCCCCGAGCGAGCTCGAGGCCGTGACCGATGACAGCGCGGGCGTGGAGCTCGGGCCGGCGAAAGAATTTTTCTACGGGTATTTCTGGGAGTTTGGCGGGCCCAACGTCCGCCATCCCGCGCGCCCCTTCATGCGGCCGGCGTTCGACGCGCACCAGGGCGAGGTGCTCGCGCGCATCGGATCCGATCTCGGCGCGGCGATTCTCGCGGCGGCGGCGAAGGAGACCAAGCGGTGAATCCCGAGGAGGCCGTGCGCCTGCGCATCCTCGCCATTCCCGCCGTCACGGCGATCGTGGGCACACGGGTGTACGTGGTCCTGTTGCCGCAATCGGTCATCACGCCGTGCGTGCGCGTGCAGCAGATCAGCCAGATTGACGAGGGCCAGAACCTGCGCGGCGGCGGCGGGAGTCGCGGCTGGGCGCGCGTGCAGGTCGATGCGATCACGGCAGTCGCCGATGCCGGCAATGCCTACGAGACCGCGCGCACGCTCACCGAGGCGATCCACGGCGACGGCCTCGGCGACGGCGCGAGCGGGCTGCTCGGCTGGCGCGGTGTCAGTGACGGTCTCACCGTCACCGGGATCTTTTCCATGCTCGATGCGGTCGCCGAGTTCGAACCGGAAGAACTGCAGCAGCTGCGCCTGCGGCGGGATTATCAAGTCTGGTTTGCCCAGTAGAGGAGAACAACGATGGCCGATGTGACCGATACCTACTACGCGAGCGAAGGGCAGATCGGGTATGGCGCCCAGTTGCTCGTCGCCGTCGACGACGATCCCGACACGGAGGCCACCGTGGCCGTGGCGGAGGTGACGACGATCACGCCCGGGTCGATCGACACCGAGGATGTCGTGCGGACGCACCTGCGCTCGCCCGACGCGCACCACGAACACATGCCGGGCATCCGTGACTCGGGCGCCTTTGAGCTGGTGGGCACGCTGCGGCTTGACCACGAAAGTCAAAATAACAATCCCGGGCCGCCCGGCGGGCTCATCTACCTGCAGCGCACGCGCGCCGTCGTCAACTTCGGGATCCAGCTCGCGGACGCGACCCTGCTGCCGTTCCGCGGCTACGTCCAGCGGTTCCAGCTGGGCGCGATCGGCGTGACCGGGCTGACGACGTTCACCGCGGCGATTATGCCGACCGAGAGCTACTCCGCCGATCTGCCGGGCATGGCGGCGACAGGCGCGACCGCGGGCTCCCCGGGGAGCTTCACGCCATCCGGCGCGAGCCTGCCGGCCGACCTGGCAGCGCTCAACGCCGCCAGTGTGACGGCCTCGCCGACGTCCGCGTGGACGACCGGCCAGCATGTGGTGCTCGGCGACGCCTCACAGGCGCACTGGAACGGGACCACCTGGGTCGTGGGGGCGGCGTCGTAATGGCCGCAAATCCAGAACGCGGCGAGGTCGAGATCCTGTGCCACGGGAAGCCGTATGTCTTGCGCATGACGATGAACGCCCTGCGCGCCGTCGAAAAACGTACGGGCAAGACCCTGGGTGAGCTCGGACTCGGCATCGCGCGCTCGAGCGTGCTCGATCTGTGTGAGTTTGTGTGGGCGCTGCTGCAGCCGTATCACGCCGCGGAGTTTCCCACCGTCGACAGCGTCGGGGATTTCATCGACGACGTCGGCATGGTCGAGTGCAGCGCGAAAGTCGGGGAGGTCATCCAGATGAACCAGCCGCCCGGGACGGCCGAAAACCCTCCGGAGGCTGGGACTGGCGACGGCAAGTTATCGAGTGCCGCCGCCTAGGTCTCAGCCGCGACGAGTTCTGGGGCTCGACGCCGCGCGAATTGTTCGATGCGGTGGACGCGCGGCTGCTGGCGCAGCGCGACGAATGGAACCGTGATGTCCGGCTCGCCTGGCGGATTGCCGATCTCGTGGTGGCCACCTGGGCGAAGGGCCGCACGCCGGACCTGCAGAGTCTCCTGATGCAGGAGCGATCGACGTGGCCGCAGTCGCTCGCCGAACAGAAGGCGGCGCTGCAGATTCTGGCGGGACGTCTCGGACGGCCGCTGCAGCAGAAGGGATGGCGCAGACAGATGCGAAAGGCGCTCCGGTAAATGGCGGCTTCCGGCACCGTCGGGATTCTGCGCGCGCTGCTGACCGCGGATGCGTCGTCGTTTCAGAAAACGATGAAGCAATCCGCCGACGCCGCGACCGGGTTCGGCAAGTCTGTTAATCAGCTCGGCACGACCGCGACGAAGGTCGGCGGCCAGTTGAATCGCCTCGAGGCGAGCTTCCGCGGCGACAAGCTCCTCTCCACCGCCAACAACCTCACGCGCGCCATCACGAATCTCGGCGGCGCCTCGCGGCTCACCGCGCAGGAACAGGAGAAAGTCAATCGGCAGCTGACCGTCGCGATCGAGAAGTACCGCGTGATGGGGCAGCAGGCGCCCAAGGCGATGATTGACCTCGAGGCCGCGACGCGCAAGACGGGCACCGCGGCGGGCTTCCTCAATACGCAGATGGTCGCGATCGGGAGCGCCATTGGCAGCTTTGTCGGCAACCTCGCGACGCGCGGCATCTCGGCGGTCGTCAATCTTGGCACGGCCGCCCTCGAGAGCGCCGGGCAGATTGCCGACATGAGCAAGCGGCTCGGCATCTCGGCGCAGGCGGTCCAGGGCTTCCAGTTCGCGGCGGAGCAGAGCGGCACGACGATCGATGCGTTCGGCACCGCGATCAACAAACTGAACATCCATCTCGCCGAGGGCAACAAGAGCACCATCGGTGCGCTCGAGGGCCTCGGGCTCGAGCTGACGAAGCTGCGCCAGATGAAGCCGGAGGATGCCTTCCTCGCGGTCGCCGACGCGCTCGCCGAGATTAGCGACCCGATGGAACGGGCGCGGCTCGGCGCCGAGCTCCTCGGCAAAGGGTTTGCGGACATCTCCCCGGCCATTCAAAACGACCTGCGCAAGATCGCGGCGTCGGCGTCGAAGATGTCCGATGAGACCGTCGAGGCGCTCGACAAAGCGGGCGATGCGCTCGATCAGTTGAAGCGTGACGCCACCATCGTCGCCGGGAGCGTCGTCGGGTTCTTCTATTCGATGGGGTCTGCGGCGCTGGACTTCGCGGCGAAAGCGACCGAGGCCAAGACCAAGGGGCAGGAGTTCGAAGAGGTCGCCGCGCGCATCCGGCAAAGTCAAAGCACGCCAGACCTGCCGGCGGCGCCGGGCTTGCCGACGTTGCCCGCCCTCGGCGGCGGGACGCACCGCGAAGCCACGGCGCAGGAGATTGCGCAGACCGAGCGCCAGGCGGAGGCGCTGTCGAGAGCTGCGGCCGCGCAACAGAAGTGGAACGAGGCGCGCGCGAAGGAACGCGAAGCCATCGAGGCCGCCTCGCAGGGGATGACCTACTGGCTGGCGGGGATGAAGACGGCCCCCGCAGCGATCGAGAGCATCGGGAGTTCGCTGACGTCTGACTTTCTGCCGGCGATGCAGATGTCGACGGATGCCGTGATGGCGTTCGCGACGCAGGGCCAGGACTCGCTGCTCAAGTTCGAGAAGACGATCGTCAGTCAGAACGTCTCGGGCGCGTCCAAACAGCTGCTGACGTTTTGGCGCGACGAACTACCGGACGTGGCCAAGGACGCCTTCGAGGGCATGACGCGCGGCATGAGCTACGCGATGGCCGACATGTTGACATTCACGCAGGGTTTCAAGGACGGCTTCCTCAACATCTGGCGATCGATTCAGGCGGCCTTCAGCAACATCCTGGCGAGCATGCTGCAGGAGTTCATCAGTGGATTTCTCAAGCGCATGTTTGCGGCCATGGCCGGGCGCAGTGCGGCCGGCGGCATCGGGGGCGGGCTGATCGGTGGAGGACTCGGGAGCCTCTTTGGGGGCGGCGCGGCGAGTGCGGCGGCGTTCGGGGCGGCGCCGGCCGTCGGGACCGCGGCGGGCGCGGCAGGCATGGCGTCGCTCGGCTGGACGGTGGGGGCGCCCACGACGGCCGCGGGCGGCGGGATGGCGGCGGCGATGGCGGCGTTCGCCACGAATCCGTTCACCATCGCCGCGGCCGGTGGCCTGGCGCTCGGGCTCGGCATCTGGAAGAAAGGCTGGTTCCGGGGCGGGCAGGAAGGCATCGCGGTCAACCCCGCGCGCGATCGCTTTCTGCGGCAGTTCGGGCCGCCGGGGACCGGCGAGGGTTCTGGCTTTCACACGCTCGCGTCGTTGCTGACGCAGCTGACCGGCCAACCCGGCGGCGGCGCGCTCTTCGCGGCGTTGACCTCCGCCGACACGATGAAAGAGTTCACGAGCGCCTCGACGCGCATCCTGACGCTGCTGCAGCGCAAGGGCGTCGCGGTGCCGGCGCCGAGTGGGGCGGGCCGCATTGCGCCGCCGGCCAATCCCCTGCCGGCGCTGGCCGCCGCGACGCGCAGCGCGAGCGCGGCGCCCGTGCCCGTCGCCACCGTCGCGACGCCGGTGCCTGGCGCCGGCGGCCTGGCAAGTGCGCCCGTGACGATGAACGTAACGATTCAGGCGTGGGACCGCGCCGATATGGCCGACGCCTTTCGCACCGAGATTATTCCGCGCTTCAAGGATGCGTTGCAGTTCAATCAGTCTGGCTTGCGGACCGCCGTGGCAGGTGTGTGATGTGGTACGCGCTCCCGACCGACGACCTCGCCCCGAGCGCGATCGCGGTCACGGCGAGCGCCGAGGATCCGGGCTACCCGGCGGATCTGCTCATCGATCCGAATCCCGCGCACCCGGCGAAACTGACGACGACCACGGGCAGCTGGGTGCTGCAGTTCGGGACGTCCATCGCGCCGGTCGCCGCGGTGCTGGTGTATCCGCAACTCGATGGCGGGCTCGCGGTCTCGCTGCAGGGGCACGCCACTGACAGCTGGGGCGCGCCGAGTTTCTCGCAGGCCTTCTCGATTCCCGGCCCGCATGAAGACGGCGCGAGTATCAGCCCGATCCTCGAGCTCTCGGGCACGCCGAGCTATGCCTACTGGCGCGTCAACGTGACGGGCACCAACTCCGTCCCCGTCGGCATCGGGCGGCTGATGCTGCTCTCGCACCTGCGCGCGTTCGAAGACGGCACCTCGGTCCAGTGGGGTGTCGAAGAGAGCGAGGACTACGGGGTCGTCGAGATGGCGACCGAGCTCGGCGTCGAGACGATCTACGATCTCGGCAACAAACGGCGATCGCTCCAGGGCCAGATGCTCCTGCGCCAGGAAGGCGCGACGCAGTTCCTGACGTTGCGGCGCGCGACGAAAGGGCGCGTCGAACCGTGGTTGCTCATTCCCTTTGAAGACGTGAACGACGCGTATCTCGTGCGGTGGAGCGAGCGCGCGAGCCTGCGGCAGATCAACTGGCCCGACCTCGTGGCGGGCTATGCGCAGATCCTGCCGCTGCGCGTGACGGAAGTGAGCCGGGGGCTGCCCTGGCCGTAGGAGATCCGATGCTGCTCTTCATGGACGGCCAGGCGCACTACAGCACGGCGCAACTCGGGCGCAAGTGGACCTATACCGATCCGTATGAGACCTGGACGATCGTGAACGAGGGACGCTGGTCGAGTAATCCCTGCATCAAGCGCGTCGCGATCGATGATGTCTCGCCGCCGGGCTATCTGCTCAAGGGACCGATCATGACGCAAGGCGGCGCCTGGACGGCGGCGAGTACGGGCGTGTGCGGCTTCGCCTTCAAGACGGAGGACCTCTCCTTTCACCGCGAGGGCCAACCCGGCTCGGGGGCCGCCGACGGCGGGATCCTGAAAATCCTCGAGGGCTCCTCGGTGCACCTGGTGGTGTATCTCAATCCGGACGGCTCGATGAGCCTGTACCGCATGCCGCCATTCGGGGCGATGACGTTACTGGGGACCAGCCTGGTCGCGCTGTTCAACAACACCTGGGCGTATGTCGAGTTCAAGTGGACGATCGACGATCCCGGTGCCTTTGCCATCCGCGTCAACGGCCTCGAGGTGCTCACCTACACAGGCCGCACGATTTCGGATTCCCTGACCGATACCTATACGTCGGTGTGGACCTCGGTGCGGGTGCTCGAGTTTCGATCGTCCGAGGCGCCGGATTTTGCGACCTGCTGGATGAACGACTTCTATTTGCTCGACCAGAACGGCAGCGGCGACGAGCTGCGCGACTTTCTCGGCGACGTCAAGATCCTCTGTATCCGCCCGAACGGCGTCGGCACGCATGCCGCCTGGACGCCGAACACCGGCGCCAACTGGGCGGCCGTCGACGACACGCCGGCCGACGATGACACGACCTACGTCAGCACGAGCGCCGCGAATACCCGCGACAGCCACACCTTCGAGGACATCCCGACCAACGTGACCGTGCTCGGGTTTCAGACCTGCCATCTCTCGAAGCGCGCCACGCCCGGCAGCGCGGAGCTGAAGCCGACCGTGCGCTCGGGCGGGACGACGCATGATGGGAACAGCCAGAGCGTCGCGTCCGACACCGTCTACAGTTACGCGCTGCAACCCTACGACACGAATCCCGTGACCGAGGCGCAGGCCACGGCGGCGGAGATCAACGCGGCCGAGTTCGGCACGCTCTACGTGTAGCAGGACCCCGTGGCGTTCCCGACTCGCCTCGGCCTCCGATCGACGCAGGCGTGGTTTCCTGGGGGCGCCACGCTCGCCACCTCGGGCGCCGCCTGGGTCGTCTCGGCCGGGTCCACGATCGTCGTCTGCGTGGGCGGCGTGAACAGCGGGGGCCAGACGGTCACCTCCGTCACCGACAGCGCCGGCAATACGTACACCAAAGTCGATCACGTCTTCCACGCCGGCGACCTGTACCGCGGCGAAATGTGGTACAGCGCCGGCATCGGGGCCGACAGCAACCTGGTCGTCACCGTGACCTGGTCGGCGGCGGTCGACTACAAGGGCATCGTCGCGATCGAGTACGCCGGCATGCTGACGCCGACGCCGCTCGATGCCAGCGCGAAAGGAACGGGCGACGGGAGCACGGCGACGACGGGCACGCTGACGACCACGGCCACCGATGAGAT